GCTGAATCCAGAATACCTTTTAAATTAAACCCTAATTTGTCACCAGCTTTTGTTACAAGTCCAAATCTGTCTTCGGCAAAATTTAAAACGCTTCCAAGTGTTGTTCCTATTGATACTATGGTAGATACTGATTTAAATAATTTTGAAAATCCATCATTTATAGAACCAAGTGCGGAATTTGTTTTTTGCATATTTTTAGGAACATTATTCCCAAAAACTATTTGTGAAGACTTATCAAATTCGTTTGTTTTTTTGTTGATTTGATCTAAGCCATCAACGTACTCAGAAGATTCTAGGCTTATTTCTACTTTAATTGTGTTTGCCATTAAAATAGCTCCAAATCTGTAGTTTTAACTGTTCTTTGTTCAAAATTTTCTGGATAAGCTATTTTATACCACTTTTTATGAGCTAATCTTCTATCCTTGTCTCCCATGTGCGGGTATATCGAGGAGTCCATTTTAAAAAGCTGCTCCTCTGCTTCAATCTGATTCATGGCCTTTATAAAAATAGACAGTGTTGCAATGTCCATTTCTAAAAAATCATTTAATTTGTATTGCTGATAAAATCTAACTAATTTCATCAGCAACTTTTCATCAGCAGTTAATTTTTTTTTGAGTCTGAAAGCTCTTGTGTAAGCTCCTCAACCAACTTGTTAAGCTGAGAAACTCGCAAAGACTCTATAATTTCTTTTTTTGAGCCTAATTTGCAAATAAAATCTATTGTCAAATCAACTTCGTCATTATCTTGTTTTTTTAATTGCTTTCTAAACTCGTTAATCATTTTAACCGTAGGATATTCAAGCTCTTGCTCTTCACCGTTAAATTTAAAAATTAAAACTTTTTTCTCAAAATCTAGCATCATGTGTCCTAGTTATATGGGGGCAAGTTAATGCCCCCGTTAATTAATTAAAATTTAGAGTGATCACCACGAGCAAGGAGGTTAATTTCCTCAGCTGCGTTAGCGTCCTTGTAAGATGTAAACAAGAATGAAGCTTCCTGGACAGATGCGCCAGAGAAGTTAATGCTTTCAAGCTTTGGTGCTGTGTTAAGCATGACGATATCTTCAGAAATGTTTGTCTCAAGGTTTCTGATAGGGTGACCTACAAGACGGCCAGAGTAATTGAACATTGACTGATAAAGCTTCTTAGTTCCAAGACCTGTGATCTCTTCGCCGCTGATTGTGATGTTGTTACCAGTAACTTCACCGACAAGATCCTGCCAACGCTGAGTAGTCATTTCTTTAAGCGGGATCGAGATTTCAGCAGTATAACCTGTGATTATTTCATCAAGAATAACAGTACCCTGAGCGTCATCAAGAAGCTGAACAACTTCAACAGTTGTCGTAAGTTCAGATTCACCAGTCTGACCGATATAACCACCGAAACCAACAGCACCAATAACGAAAGTTAGACCAGCTGCATTTGTAGTTACTTCAGTTGTAATCTTTCCTACAAAGTTATTTTGCACTTCAACAGCAGCGCCAGACTGCTCACAACGAACCTTAATTGCAGCTAACGCTGTAACAAATAAGGCCGCAATAGCTGAAGCACTAGCACCAGAAACATATGTAACAGTAACGAGTGTTTGATCAGCAGCAATAGATGGAGAGGTTGTAGTACCATCAGAAAGGAGGATAACATATTTCTTTTCCTTATAGTCTGAACCGATCACGTTAAGATCGAAGTATTTACCATCCTGTGAACCTGCAACATCAGCAGCAAAAGTGATTGTTCGGCAGTGTCTCTTACCGAAATACCATTTCATTGCTTCTAATCGTTGCTCTGTTGATTTGGCCGATGAACATAATGCCATTTTTTACTCCCTTGTATAAGCTTGCGTAAGCGTTAAATTAATATCAATCTTAAATCCGTCATCGTTAGATGGCAACTTGCTTGCCTCGATGCCGTTACTGATTATGTTACTGATTGTCTCAATATTATGGAAATTTTGTAAATCTAAGATTTTGTCCTCAATACAAATGGCTTTATCTAGCAGTAAATCGTAGTTTTCTATTTCTGACCTGTAACCAAGCCCAAAAATAGAAACAACCACCGCCATCGTCCTTTCTGTATAGTCAGTCCGGAAATCCTTAGTCAGACTGTTGATACTTATCTGATAGGATGAATCAAGGATAGGCTCACCAATGTCTCCATCGTAGAAAGCCGATGGATTCTCTTTAAAGTCTGGATCGACCTCTAAAATCATTTCCTTAATGTAGTTCCTGATTTCACCAATCATCGTCTAATCATCCTGAATGACTTAAGATCCTGAATCTCTTCACTTCCATCAAATGTTCCAGAATTATCTTTATCAATCCTGATTGATGCCCGATCTCTTTCCGAGTTTCTAAGGTCTTTATATTGATTAATTTTCTCAGCGAACTTATCACCCACAGAAACGAATAAATCGCTGTAAATGATGAACATGGCCTCATAAAGCGACCACTTAGAGAGTTCACCGTTAAGGTTTACCTGGTCTTTCGTGTATGGCTCACCGTTAGATGCCCATATTCTTTTTCTATCGAGATAGTTTAGAATCCTAGATTGAGCTTCTCTGTGGATGTTTTTAAAGCTGTTTTTGCCTTCTGGGATGTATCTTTTTAGCTCTGATTCAATCGCAAATATCTGCTCATCAGATGAATAAAGGTTATCATCTTCTTCTGTGATCACCTCTAATTCAAAGTTTTGACTTACTGTGCTAACACCATCAGTGGCCTGAACTGTAATGACCTTCGTTCCGCTTGTTGCGTATGCCCAATCCAAAAACCACTTTGCTTGATTATTGTTGTAAACAGGAATAAATGCGCCACTCGCTTCAGGCTTAATTGAAATTGCCGTAATGCCAGATCCGCTAACAAATGACTTTGAAACGTCGATCCTGGTCTTATCATTGACCTGAACCAGTGATTCACGAATACAGCTTAGGAAGATCATTTTGGCCCCTTACTTCTTTTTTTTCTTTGCTTTCTTGGCAGCTTTAGCAACAGACAATGCAATGGCCACGGCTTGCTTTTGAGATTTACCAGCTTTCTTTTCTCTTTTAATGTTGAAGCTAATAGACTTTTGCGAGTAACCTTTTTTCAGTGGCATTTTATTCTCCTACTCATCAGCTTTAGTTAATTCAAGAAACTTAATTTTGTTTTTTGCTCTAACCATCTCATCAAATATTCCAAGGTGATTAATGTAAAAATAGTCTTTATAAGAATTGTTTAAGACTGTGATTTTAACATCAATCTTCAGGCTAACATCACCTGAAAGTATTACAGGATTAAGAGCAGACTGAGGCACTGATGCAATGAATTTTTTACCAGATTGCGTCCCTATAAAGACACCTATGCCCGCTTCTGTCCACGTGTCATCAATGTAAACTGAGTTTACAGTAAACTCCGCTGATGAGATGGATTTATCCCTACCATTAAGTGACAGCGCTGAAATAAGCTGAATACCATCAAAGTTCTCAGCATCAAACTTTGCCCATGCTCTGATTTTGTAATCCTTTTTTGTTGGCTTACTGAATCCAAGCTTTGGTAAAACTTGAGTGAAGCTACTTAATGCCACCGGATTGTTAAACTTCAGCTTCAATGGCTGAACAAACTCGTTTGATGTAAGCATCTGCACTCTTCTCATATTACTCAGCTATGGTTAGACCAATTGCTCCTCTTCTAGTTTGAGAGTCGGCAACAATTGAGAAAATTGCCGTGTAATGAGTAAGATCTGTTAAATTGTTAGCACTCACTGGAGTTGACTTAAATAGACCATTCACATCGGCAACAATTCCAGATTGAGAAATACCCACAGCAACGCCATCTTTGTCATAAATAGCAAAAGATGCAGCACCAAGGTCTGTGCTCATCTGCTCACCATTCTTAACCACCCACATCGATACTTGAAGCTGGTTTGCGGCATTGATTGAGAATACCGCTCTAGGCTCGTATTCTGGCCCTGCCTCAGGATATGTGATTGGCAGATTGTAAATAATCTGAACGCCATCCACAGGGATTGAGACTTTCACGGTGTAGAATGTGTTATCAAGATTCAGAACCGATGGTCTTGGAGTAATCTCAAAGAATCCATTCGAATCGAATGTTATGTCAGTCTCAGACATACTAGGAATAAGATTTCCTGTGCTGTCGTAAATAACATAAGAAGCATTTCCAAGTCTGATAGGATCGTTAATCACGCCATCGTTATCATTAACCCAGAATGTTGCAATTAGATTGTTGCTTGTATTGACAGCAAACACACCGTTGATTTGTGCATTGGTCGCACCTGTAATACCCGGGCTTGTCTGGTTAAGAATAACCGTGTTTATATCTCTATTGCCAACAGCATCAACAGCGCGGACACCAACGTAATATCTAACGCCAGTCTGAAGAAGAGTTCCATTTCCTAGAGCAAAAACATCTGCATTTAATTGTGATGTGATTAGTGCAATATTGGAAACGTGGAATAGATTAATATCATCAACAGGCTTTACGTAAACCTCATACCTAATTGGCTGTGTGGCGTCTGATCCTGATAGCCATGACATCCTAAGCTGACCCAAAGGGCCCCTAGTTAGAAAGTCAATTCCTGCAAAAGTAGGAGGAGTCAGATCAACAATACAAGCCTGTGAAGTTGGTTGAAACGATCCACCGGTAATTAGTTGATTGGCAAACTCACCACCCAGAGTTGTTCCCTGGGTGATGGTTCCGCCTGATATAAGCTGGTTAGACATTAAACATCCTTAAGTGATGGTCTTACGTCTGTTCCTGGAGGCGATGTAAATGTATAACGAACAAGTGTGCCGACAACATTAGGAATCGTTCCAAGAGCAAGCCAAGTCAATCCATTATCTGTTGAATACTGGAATCTAGTAGGCTGAGACGAAATAGAATCAGCAACGATCTGAGTTCCACTAAGGTCAAATGCTCTGAAAGTAAGAGTTGATGGAACTGCTGTCTGATAAGCTGACTTAAGCCTGAAACCTGACCTTGTAGGTGATCCGCTAGATGAATCATCGAAACTGTATTCCCAGTTGTCTGAGAGTTCTTCCTGGGTTTCATATCCAACTAACAAATCAGAAACTTGAACATGACTGGTGTTGTCTGCTGAATGAGTTTTAAAATCAATCCTGAATTGAATTTCACCACCAGCTGCTAAAGATAGTTCTTGGTCAGGATCCAACAATGTCCATCCTCCACCAATTGAACCAAATCCGCTTTGACGATATTTAACCTCAACTTCTCCGCCTGTTCTAACTAATTCCTTCTCAACATCAACAGACTTGATAATAGCATTTTGTGGTATTGTCAGGACTTTAGAAACAATATAAGAGAAATCGAAAATTGTGTCTGATCTAACATCAGATGCAAAAACTCCTCTCTGGCCAACAGCACCGGAAATAGCAAAAAGCCACCCAGAGTTATTTGTAAAGTTAAGGTATGGTAATGATGGTTTGAGCTCATAAGCCTCTTTATTGGAAGCCTCAAGCCATTCCATACAATAATCACCAAAGAGTGTGGTAAATTTATTGTTCTCAACTTTTTTCAGCATGAACCTGAATGCGTTTGTTGCGGCTTGACCAATTAACACGATGGCATGATCAAGAGCATCAGACCAAGAAGCCGAAACAACAACTGGCGCAACAATCTGTGATGGCAATCCAAGCATATTTGAAGTGGTAAGTGAAGGCCATGTAGTTGCACCGGCAGTCAATTCATCAAGTCTCCCCAAATAAAGGTTAGACGAAGTTGCAAAGAAAGCACACTTTTGACCATTAAGAAGTGATCCGTTAAGTGGGGCATTTACTGGTGTTGCGATTGCATCAACGTCCGTGGTGGCAAGCAATGTACCTGAAATAGCAGGAAGGATACTTGTTTGATGCAGCCATTGAGAATTGGTGTATCCGAAAGCTTTTCCAAGTTCACCGGTTCCAATGACTGAAGTGTTGTTAATACCTGCACCACCAGCAGTGGCGGAAATCTCAAAATCATTAGCTGTTACGTTTCGCACAAAATAAGTTGTGTTAAGTGCAAAACCTGTAGGCATTACACCTGAAAGAAACTGAACCGGTTCGTTTTCTGTCAATCCGTGCGAGTTGATTTGAACTTTAGCAGGAGAGGCAACAGTAATTTGTGCAGATTGAGTTGAGTAAGTAGGTGCAACAGATATATCACGCACAAAATATTGTGGGTTAGCCGCAGTTCCAACGTGAGTGTAAAGTCTGTTTGCAGCTATATCAATGATTGCGCCAAAGGCATCGAGCTCTTGGTTAAGGGGCTGCATTACCACAGATGTTGGGCCTGCAGCAGCGTTAATGGAAGTTCCGTTAAAACTGGCTGATAGCTCGAACGAATCTGCCGCAGCATTTCTAACAAAATACTTTGTGTTAACAGCAAATGTTGATGCTGTCCAAGCTGTACCAATTTGAGATGTAAAATAAACCTGATCGTTGTTTTGGAATCCATGTCCAACAAAGTTAAATTTAACTGGAGTACCAAGAGTCACTGTCATTGATCTTGAATTTAAAGATGCAAGACGTCCAAGCTGATAAACAGCCTTTTGATCGTTTCCAGTAGCAAATGGAATAACTGGAGGAGAAACTTGAGAGAAATCTGCTCTTGCAAGGTTGTTCGCAAGCAATACACCAGATCCACCAAGAAGAACCGTACCTGTTGCAACAATATAAATTTTCCACCCTGTAGTACCGTTATCGATTACTTTAATTGAGCGGATAGTGTGAACAATTGCAGGAGATGAAGGAACTGAGATGTTTACTCGTCCTACGTATGTGTGAGCTCCTGTAACTTGGTTAACTTCGTAACAAACAACAGGCAAAGCACCACCGGCAACAGCACCGATCATAAAGATTCGTCCATTATCTGTAGCAAACATTGTAGTGGTAGGAGTAAATGCACCAGCTGTGTCTGAAAAAACATCAAGGAATCTAGTTGGCGATGGCCCAAGTACTGACTTTGAATCAATGGTCTTTTGGCTTACTCGACCTTGAATTGTAGTTCTAGTCTGGTCGTATGTTCCACCAACGCTATCAAGTAGCTTTAAATCTACTAATTTCATTTTTAAACTCCGATTATGTTAAAACTAATATTTCACTATCAAGTCTATAAGCGTTGCCCGAAAGTGAATAGGAAAATGTTTTTGTTAAAGTATACGCTCCGACAGATGGGGCCGTGTAAACTATTGTGCTGACTCTTTCGTTTCTTGATCCGAAATCAAGCCAGGTAAATTGTTTTGTTCTGTCTGATGCTTTTAAGATTTGTTGTGCGATTGTGTCTTCAATTGTTACCGGAAAACCATCGGTGTTTCCAATAAACACTTCTTGAGCAGTGCCGTCAGCACCTCTAGTTGGTGATTCAACATAGCTTTTAAAGCTTCTGTCTCTTTCTGTTCCACTAGCCGGCTGAGGTATCAAGCTTTTCCTCCACATTTAGGAGAGTGATGTCGTCCTGATCAATATACCAAGCAATCCATTGCTTTTTGTCGTGCTGAATGTCAAACCACTCAACACCATAACCTAGTTTAGATTGTACCTGTAACATCTTCCTCTGGAGCCCTTTCGGACTCTCAGAGGAGATGAATTTTGGTATTCTTCCAACAGGTTTACGCATTAACTATTAAGGAATGTTCCAAGCACGAACGATGAGAGCTCCGCCCTGCATTGCCTTAAGGCCGTACTTAACGTCCCAAGTGTGCGCCATAGAACCAGCACCGTACTCGATAGCTTTTTCCATGTCGTGGGCTGGTTGACGGTGGAAAGCAAAACCAAGAGACTCACGGTGAACAAGCATCATTTTGCCATCACCGAAAGATCCGCCAAGAGTTGCGTTAGTAGCACCGTTGAGGTTAACCATTACAACACGAACGCCGTAAAGGGAGCCAAGCTCGCCAGATACGATTGGAGTACGGTCGCCGTAACGGTCAGCCTGTACGAAGTTAGCTACACCAAGAAGCTGCTTACGCTGCTCTGGCTTAACGATGAGGAAACGGTTTCCATCATCAAGCATATTGATCTCATCAGCTTTTTCAATCATAGAAAGAAGAGTTTCTTCAATGCTAGAAGTGCCTGAAGCGAAATCAATATCGTTTGCAGACTGAGCACCAGTCCAAAGAGCATCAAGACGAGCAATGTCCATGTTGCGAGCGTGAGCAGAAGCAGCACGACCAGCAGCAGTAAGCTCGTAAGATGGCTTAGCATCAAGCTCAACATCACCAGGGATTACATAGTAAACATACTTTGACTGGTTAAGAAGGATTTCATCAAAACCGAAAGTAAGGTTATCAGCTGTTGCAGCTGTTGGAGTAGCATTATCACGAGAACGAACAGAGAATGAATCTGCACGAGGGATCTTGAGTGATGCTGTACCTTTTCCAACAAGCTCAGAAAAGTCTACGAAAAGTGGAGAAAGCTTAGCTGATGCCTGGAGTTCTCTCTGAACAACCTCGGCAACGAGTGCTTCCTGTACGTTAACAACGTCTGCGTTCTTAGCTACTGACATTTATTGCTCCTGTGTTATTTATATGTCTGTTTATACAATGACCTTAGTTCCTCTAGGGTCATATCCTTAATATTTTTTTCAGGTTCGACTGGCGCTTTCTTTCCTGGTACTCCTACAGCAGCAGTTTTTGGAGATGATTCAAATAAGAAGTGATTTTCTTTCTTATTCTTTTCAATAATCTCTTTTAAACCACCCGGACTAATTGAAAAGTCTTCACCAATTTCCAAAGATCGAAGATCATCATCCGACATTAGGCGCAATAACTTATCAGGATCTTTGCAGCCATGCTTCATCGCTTCACGTTTAATCTCACCCGTTAGGGTGGACCATGTGTAGGATTGCTTGGTTTTCTCGTATTCTGATTTTATTTGCTGATTCTGTTTTTTAAGTTCCTCAATAACCTTGTCTTTATTGCCCTCTGCCATGTCTTTTTCTTGTCTCAGCTGAGCAACTTGGGACTCTAGTTCAGAATACTTTGAGAGAACTGACTTCTTCTCTTTCAGTAATTTCTGATAGGAATCATAAGAAACGGAATCTTTCTTCTCGGCAGACTCGCCACTGGCTGAATCTTCTCGCACCACGGGTGCTTGATCTTGTTCTTTCATTGTCAACCCTTTTTTTGTGTTATGTCAACCCGCTAAATATTAGCGAGCAATTTAAAAAGTTCTTCCCTTATTAGTTTAGTAATCTCACCTTGAGCTTTTTTCGTTAGTTTAAAATAATTGTAACCAAGATCATCCACTAGGTAACTAGAGATTTCAGAGTATTTTGCTCGTGATCCTATTTTCTTTGTCACGCCTTGATACTTTTTATGTCTTTTATCACTGTGGGCAATCTCAAATGTAAGCTCTGTAGGAAATGCTCTCACATTGTTTTTAAGGTCTTCAAGTAGTTCGCCAGTAAAAACTGCATTTAATTTATTTCTATTGTATGCCGGATCGGTAGCATTTATTTGATCGTAAGTTTCACGCCACTTTAGCGTTCCTGGTGCCGGTGAACCAAAATCTACATTTGCCTTGATGTCATCGACGACAATCTGGCCAACTTTCTGCCTTAACACTGGATCACGTAGGATCTTATTAAGCTCTATTCTAATGTTTCTGTTTAGTCTTTCAGAAACTTCCTTAACACCTTTAATCTTGATCTTCGCCATTGAATCCTTCCGTCTCGATGCGAATATCATTGAGCGCACTTCTTAGTGCCGCTAGGTCTATTTTCTGTTTTCTTTCTTTCTTGGTGTCATCATTTAGGGAATCAACTTTCTTCACTATTCCACCAACATCCTTAAGGCCAAAGAATTGCCTTTTAGGTAGCGTATCTCCTACGTTGTGATTGTAAGCTTTGAGAGTGTTGTCACCTTCCTGGATCTTTACTTTCACAATATTCTTTTGGGTTTGTGATTCCTCAAAAGATGAAAGCATTTCTCCAGTAAGAACCATGTCAACTGAGTTTACAGACACACCTTTTTTCTTTGCGTAATCTTCTGAGTAAGGCTTAAATGATCGTCCATCTATATCAGATCCATTCAATGTTCTTTGTGCCATAGCATCAACGGCAAGCTCATAGAACAGCTTTTTTTGATCTTCTGATGGCTCGTATCCTAGAAGTTCTTTAAGATTGAACCTCTGGGAGACTTCCTTCTTCGAGTATTTCGGTGGATTGATCGCTGCCATTTATTCCCTCAAACTCATCAACTTCTTTTATGTGTTGAATTGCCTGTTCCTTGGTCATTTTCTTGAGATTCATTAAAACATGAACCCGAGACATTAGGCCCATATCGATTTC